TTGATATAACTGGTCGCGAAGACAAGCGGCATAAGATGGCGGCGATGGGGGTAATAGAAGCTGGTGATCCCGTTGGTGGGGCGCGAGAATTTGACAAGCATGCGCCCCATCACATTAAGCCCTTGCCTCCTCGTGGAGCAACGCTTAAAAGGAATGATGAGACACCTAAAGGTTGGCAAGTAGGAATTGAAAAGAATGGTAAGACTGTAGATGTTGTTAATACGAACGAACTACCTAACGCCTGAAATACGGCAAGTAGGAGAATTTTATGACAGAAATTACTCCCACGACCTCAGAAGTCGATCTGGACCATGATCGCCATGCGGACGAACCTGACCCTGACCCTTTTCGGGAGGTAATGGAAATGGAAGCAGAGGCAAATCGCGGTCAGCTTGAAACTCTGAGTGGGAATAATGCGGAAGGTATAGGACGGACTTCCGCTAATGGTACGTCTCAGAGCACCAACCAGTTGTCCGTACCGGATACATCTGGTGAGAGTGCCGGGAAACGACCGGGCATAGATACCGTCTTAACGGATGTTGAATCTCAAATAGGAGCAGGCCATGCGGATGTTATTCGTGGCGTGTTGACTGGTTTTCACCGAACGCAGGCGGAGTGGAAGAATCAGCAATCTGAGCTAAACAGCTCTCTTGAGGAGGTCAATGACCTCATCGATGAGCTGCAAACTCAGCGAGCTGAACGATCTCAACCTGCGCCAGATCCTAATGATCCCATAAATCAAGTAACACCAGAGCAATGGGCGTTGTTTAACAGGATGCTGGAGTCGCAGGGCATTCCCACAAGGGATGAACTCTCACAACAGCAGACAGTAGACTCTCAAAGAGGGTTTATACAAGACGACATTTCTCAGGGGATCGAGCAATTCGGAGACGACTTCGGGCATATAAATGAAGAAGGTAAATTCATTTATTCCGAAGAAGTGCAAGATGCCACGCAGGCAGAGTTCGACCGCCTGTACGACCCAGAGCGTGGGCCTACTGCCCGGGACCTCTTCTTTCTCGCAAGGCGAGATGAGTTATTGAAGGAGGCCGAGCAAAAAGGTTACGATACCGGGGTTGGCGAAGCAACAAATGGGCAGAGTGCACGAACCCGAAATGCTATGCGAGCTACTGTAGAGCGCAATTCGGCGTCAGGAGGGGAAATGGCCCCTCGTGTTTATGACGCAGAAAGGGACAAAACTCAAAGTGGAGCAATCGACTTTGATAAGGTGATAGCCAGAGCTTCAGCTGCGGCACTTCGCAAGATGCCTACGCTCCCAACATAATAGGGTAAAGGAAACATGGCTAACGAAACGAGCCTAACCCTAACGTATGCCCCGGTCCTGACGACCACGCTTATGAATGTGATCGACAGCGGAGCCTTGCATGATCAGGTCTTTAACAACGATGTGTTTCTGCAATGGATGCGCAGTTCTGGTCGCCTCAAGGTGATCGATGGGGGTGAGCGCATACGAATAGGTTTAGTGCATGAGAAAAATTCGACAGCCGGTTGGTATTCCGATTACGAATCCTTGAATACTACCGCGCAAGCGGGTATGACTGCGGCTTTCTATAGCTGGAAGCAGGGGTCAGTAAGTGTAAGTGTTCATGGACGCGAATTAAGGAGTAACAAAGGGCCGTCACGAATTACGAATCTCCAACAGGAGAAAATAAATCAAGCGGCATTGTCGTTGTCAGATATCGTGGCAACGGGTGTCTTCTCAGATGGTACTGGAACCTCCAACAAACAGTTGACTGGATTGGCTGCGATGCATGAGACTACGCCCGGAACTACGGCGTATGCTTCTGTGGACACAGGCAATACAAACTGGCAGAATCAGGTACAGGCTTCTGTTGGTGCTGGAGCTACTAACCTCCTTCCTAAACTGCGGACATTGTATAATGACTGTAAGCAGGGTAAAGGCGGTGCTGGTAGCAGCCCAGACTATGGAGTAACAACGCAGTCAGTGCATGAGACTCTTGAGTCTCTCCTTTTTCCGCAGGTGCGCTATCAGCAGAGTGGTACAGGCAGCGCAGATGCAGGGATTGGAAAGCTTATGTTTAAAGGTACGCAGATTGATTGGGATGACTATTGCACCTCTGGTGAGTTGCACTTGGTCAATAGCAATCATATCATGCTCTTTATGCATGCTGACGCGAACTTCAAGATGACTGAAGAAGGTTTCCAGAGGCCAATCAATCAAGACGCTTTGGTGACTCAGGTATTATTCCAAGGCAACTTGGCTACCAACAATCGCCGGAAGAGCGGCAAGTTGGCAGGTATCACCTAATAGGGAGATACACAAATGGCTGTAGGAGACTTTACTATTACCGGTGGTTCACGGGTGTCATTGGGCAATGCGACAATGATTTCTGGAACCGTTGAAGCGGGTTCAACGGGAGCGCAGGCCGACATTTTCCCGAATGGCTATATCCATAGCTTTTCGGTTAATGGGAATCGTGACGGCTTGGCCACCGCTGTGCCGACAGTGCTTATCAATGCCAGTGCGTCTGACGGAACGGCAGACAATGGGTCGATTTGGATCGATACCAATGTCTCCGGGCCAGAGACGTTTGACTGGACTGCCGTTTTTGTTTGACGGCTTGAATTAAGAGGAGAATTATAATGCAGTTTATGACCGCTACTGCCGCAAACGGGTCAGTACACGTTCAAGGGAGTGCTGGTGCGCCAGACACCCTTGCGTGGACTGCGGTGTTTCGGTAGTTACACACCTTATTACGGAGGTTAAATTCCCATGGATTTTATGGGTCCTAACCGCGAAGAAGCTGAAAAGATTTTCATCGTGGTAGAGAATGCTCAGGGTGCTGAGCTGGAAGCCGGTAAGGTGGTTGAATGGACAGCTACGGCGACTGACGCTGATCAAGGTAAGAAGGTGGAGCTGGTCGATTCGGCCTTGCACACCACTACTGGAATCGGCGGACACAAGGTTGCCGGAGTTGTGGACAGCACGATTGCCGCTGCCGATATCGGGCGTTTGCAGATTTTTGGACCTGCAAACGTACGAGCGAGCGCATCAATAGATGCGGGAACTATGGTATGTGCAGGGTCGATCAATGCCACTAATTTAGGGCATGTTACGTCTGTGGCGGGTCACGCCGATCACAGTCTTAGCCTTGCCGCTGCTTTAGTGGGATGGACGCTGGAAGCTGGTCCAAATGCCACAAATGCCACAGTACAGCTCTATTGCACATGATTTGGACGGGGAGGCCCTTAAGGGCTTCCCCCTTCATTAACTAACGAAGGGGTCTTATAGATGGCCGAGGTTTCAGAGAAAGCAAAAGAGGCACGAATACTGGTAGCTACGCCAAATTACACCAACCAGTTTTCTTCGGAGGTGTATACAAGTCACGTCACATGTGCTGTAGAATGGACTAAGTTGGACTTGACGTTCAATATGACCGTGGTTGGCAGGACGTTTGTGCATTTTGCGCGATCTCAGATGGTGGACCTTGCCCTTAAGGGAGACTGGACCCACATATTGTGGCTCGATGACGATGCGATAGTAGATCCGTCAGTGTTGCCACGATTTTTAGAACATGACAAAGAGGTGATGATTGCCCCGTATCCAATGCGGAGGCCGAATTATGAGATAGGAGTTCTCAGGTCAACTGCATACAAGTGTAATGAGTGTAGTTGGTATGGGTATCAGATCTGGTCTTATGAGACCCAAGAGGTGATAGTATTAGATGGCTTGGAGAAAACTGGCCATGATGAGCATGGCCCGATAGGATGTCCTCCCAATGACGATGAAATATCATGTCCGAAATGCAATAGCAAATCTTTATGGCGGGATTTTCACAACCACAAAAGCTACAAGAACCTCTCCGCTGCCCACAATCTTGAGAATGGGGTCATGGAAGTGGATGGTGGGGGCACTCACTGTATGCTCGTTAATTGCGATGTCTTTAACAAAAGGGGTGAAAAAGGCGGGCCATCAGCCTTGCCCCCCGAAGTTGAGGAAATTGTGGATATAATCAAAAAGAATTTAGGCCCTGAACAAATTGAGAAGTACGACCACTACTTGGGGGATATACCAGATGAAACTTCTACCTTTTATGAGGAAGATCAAGCTGGGAAGCCCTACTTTTTGATGCCGAAACGAGGCACTGAGGATATGTATTGGTGCTATCGGGCGAAAAGGAAAGACGTTGGCATCTACTGTGACACCGATGTGTTTGCGCCGCACGTAGGCTTTGCCCCAGTTATTACAAGGGCATTTCGGGATCAAATTGAAGCCCAAAAGCACCACTTGGGCGACAAGCAGTTTGGTGAAAAAACTAAAGTGGAGCTGGTAAAAACAGGCGGAGAAGAAGAAAGCTCCTTGTCTGTGCGTAAGCCGGGGGTGGAGAGAGGAAGAGTGGGGAATCTGGTGTGAATGCGCCGGATGGGAAGGGTATTATCGTTTTGCGATGCGATTCGTGTCGCAGAGGAATAGACACATCTCTTTCTGCTGGCAAGCTTTGTGAGTACTGCGAGGGTAGAAGATGGACAAACAGAGTGGGGAAGCTGTCCCTAAGGGAGGTATGGTGGCTTTATCGAGCAACGGGAGTAGTATTTCTCAACCCAAGAAGCCTACTGGGCAGGCTTATTCTGCCGAAGAAATGAGCCTTATTAGCAATTACGTGGACGAATCGGTTGCTGAGGTGACCGAGGGTACGAAGGTCTCCATTAGTCTGTCTATACACCATGACAATCCGCTGGAGGAAGGCGGGTTGTTCAACATTGTTCCATCGGCGAAGATGTCTCGCATTGGCAGGGATAAGGGACCATGGGAAGTGGACCCTATATTCCCGCAGAATTTTTCAGCGGCTGCAACCTTGTGGGGCATAGATGAGGGCTTTGCCCAGTTCTTGACTGGACTGATTCGATCCATAAGGCCATTGTCATGCTTTGAGACTGGCACTAATAAAGGTAGGTCAACCCGTGCGATTGCAGAGGGCTTGGTGGCAAACGGCACAGGCCACTTGACTACTATTGATATGATCGACCATGGGGTATCAACATCGGGAGCCTTAGCCCCAGAGCACGTTGATTACGTCACTCCCGTGGTGGGCAAGATACCAGATATTTTTCAGGATCATCAGCTGGACGGCCTCATAGAAATAGACTTTGCTTTTCTTGATGCAGGGCACACTGCCAAGGATTTGGAGATTGAGTTAAACTTTGTAGAGCAGAGACGAGCCAAGGAGTGTCTGGTTGTAGTTGATAATGCACGAGACGCCCAATGGCCTGAGCTTGCTGAGTTTTTTAGTACTTACATAAGGAATCCGCATATTAACTTGGAAACTATGACTGGTGCGGAGCTAATCTGGATGAGAGGTGAGTAAGATGCATATTGGAACCGAATTTAGTGAGACGGCAGCAGGGACAGATTCGGGGGCTACGGCCACTCATGCTGCTGCTGCTGGTTCAAACGGAAGTCCCGATAGGACGCACATTGTTACGGCACTATCGGGTCACGTAGACGCCGATTCTATTGTCCAGATTCTGGGTGGTAGTGCTGGGACTACGGTTGTATTTGAGAGCAAGGTAGATATAAGCGTTGAGGGCCTTAAGTTTCATTTTGGGGGCCTTAATGTGGTTGGAACTCCCGGAGCAGCTGTGTCTGGGAAGATCGCAAGTAGTTCAGCAGATTGTCAGGTGAACATCTCAGGGTACTCAGTGCCCTAAATAAGGAGAAGGTATGTCCGAAGTACTAAATATCAGAGACGAAATCAGAGGCTTGGTTGAAGCGGCAGAGGACGGTTCTGTCGAACTTCCTAAGCACCTCGCGGATCACGTCTGGTACGTTAAGTACGAATCCACAAATCCTTTGCTGTCTGACACGCAGCACGGAGCATTGTGGAGTGAGCAGGTAACGGCCAGTGATCGCATGGGGATTACGGAAGACGATGGATGTATAATTGATTTTTCGGGGAACCGTCGCGGCGAGGTCGCTATTACGGAAGATGGTAACGTGTTGACGGGCGTAGATGCAGACAGTAGAGAAGATGCCACGGGCAGGGCCTTGCCTCGTTATGCAGCCTTTGATTTCCGTTGTTCTTCGATAACTAAAACAGATGGCCCTGAGCTTCGTCAACGTCTTCAGGATAGTGCTGACAACAAAGTCAAGGAGAGTCAAAAGGACCTGCTTGGGGTCCTTGCGGATACCTTTAAGGATATGAAATCGGGTTCGGCGGCTAACAAAGCCCCCGAAGAAGATGCTCGCTCGTATCTCCAAGGTCTTGACCCTCTACAACGCAAGGCCATGATCGAAATGGCCGAAGACGAGATACAGGAAAGCGGAGAGTCCAAACCTAAAAAGCAGGCTAAGTAGGCTTAGTATGCGCTTGGGTTGGATGGGCTCTCCGATGGGAGCGGCTCATGTATTTTCAGGAAATGGTCGATCAAGTCCTCGATTTGTCGGGTGCCGATGCGGGCGACGACTTCGAGACTATGGTCAAGGCGGCACTCAATCGAGTCTACCGACACTTATTAAATACGGTAGATGCAGATCAAGAGCGTCGTGAGTTTTCGTATACACTGCCTGCCAATACAAGACAGGGGGGATTGCCCCTGCTTGTCAAGCAGGTTCTTAACATAGATGATGCTACTAACCTTAAGCGCGTCTATGATATATCTGCCCGGGAGTTTGACGTCCTCCATCCCGGCACAACTACAACGGGAGACCCCGACAAGGCGTATCCCATGGGCGAATTCGGAGTCCAAGTTCAGCCGTCTTCAGCCGAGAATGTTCGCATTAAGTCGTCTTCTGCTTCTGACGCTGGGGCAAACTTTAATGTTCGAGTCACGGGTGAAGTTTCAGGCGTTCTGGTCACCGAAAAGATCCAGCTCAATGGAACCTCTAATGTCAACAGTACGAACACGTATGATGCCTCGCGCTTAGAGCGAGTCACAAAGGTCTCAGCATCTGGGACTGCGTGGACTGGATACCTGACTCTTTCGGGGGTTACATCTGGGACAACCTTTGCTACCATCCCTGTCTGGTTTGGCTCTCCAACGTATCTATGGTATGAGTTCTGGCCACAGCCTACTGCCAACAGGGCGTATACCATTCGTGCCATCATGCGGAAGCCAGATCTTGTTAATGACGAAGATTGGCCCGAAATCACTGATGAATTCCATAACGTCCTTGTCTGGGGCGCGGCGGCAGAGTGCATGCCTTCAATGGGTAAAATGCAGCATGCAGGGCAAATGACACGGCTGTATACTGAGGGGCTGCGAAGATACAAGGCGGCTACGGGTATGCGTCAGCCCAACAGAATTAGAGTCCTTTCTGATCACACTACTGGACGAGACCAGCTAACGAGACCCCTTGTTCAGGGCGTTGACTATGTCTGATCCCAGTTTTCTGATCGACAATGAGAGTCCTCCTCAAGTTTTATGCCCGAAGCATGGACCTACGTGGAATTATATTGTGTTCCACGAAGTTCCTACGCCCAGAGGCACTGAGAGATTTTGTGTTAGTTGTTTATATGAAGTGCTTTCTGAACACGTAGATACGGTGGAAGTGATCGAATAATGGCGACTCCTACAGTACAACCCGGAATCCAGACTTCGCCAGTTTTTCCTGTTCGGGGACAGCGATCTCGATGGAGATATCCCCATGAACGAGCGACTCCTCTCCATTGCGCCGTCCTAAAGAATATGAATCTTTCGGAGAGGGGTTCTGCCGATGCCCGCAACGGGTATGCGGCTTGGACCACGTCTTCCACTGGAGCCTACGTTACGGGGCTAACGCAGAATACATGGAAAACGCACGGGCTTCAGCAGGTTATTGCCACTCCGACTAAGGTTTTTACCGACAATGGGTCTACTCAAAAGGAGCTGACTGGAAGCTTGAGCCTTACGGCAGGCGGCAATGATGACAGATATCGCTTTGCCTTCTTGAAGGACACTCTTATTGCATGCAACGGCAAGGATGAAATATGGACATGGAATGGAAACTTCTCATCTGGAACCGCCGCCGCTGCACTGACGTTTGATAGCGTTACAATCCAGACGTGTGAGGATTTAATTGAGCACCGGGGGGTTCTTCTTGCATTTGGCACCACGGAAGGGGGGACTAAATACCCTACCCGCATACGGTGGTGCGACATAGACACCAAAGTGTTTAGCCCGGATATAAATAACTTCATTGAAAACAACAGGTATGAGCTGTATGAGGACGGCCCGGCCATTGTTGGGGCTGTGGATAACTTCGGTAGGGTATTGGTGTTTAAGCGCGATGGGCTATACGCTGGAATTATAGAATATGACGTTGGGTTTATTGAATTCCGCCTTTTAGAGCAGCAGACAATTAGGGGCTTTTCTCCCATTGCCAAGTCGTCTCTTATAAAGAGACCAGAGTTTGTTTTTGGAGTTGCAGAAGAAGGTGCCTTTGTGATAAGGCCCGACCTGTCGATGCAAATCGTTACTCTGGACATTCAAGATGAATGGAACAGCCTGAATCAAGACAGGCTGCAATACGCACAGTCATACATCAGAGAGTCGGATCATCAAGTCAGGACGCTTGTTTCGTCCGAGACGTGCGATGCCGGGCACGACCTTATATTAGTATGGGACTGGGAGTCCGGTGATGTGTTCTTTGATGAGCCGACACACAAGCTGTCGTATGGCGAACGGTTCAATATATCCAATGTAGAGTTTGACTGGTGGGGCAGTACCAGCGGGATTGTATATAAGGCTAATGATCCTTCTTCTACGAGCGATGCAGGGACGGGAACGCAGTGGCGGATAAAAACAAATCCCAATGACCTTGGGATGCCGGGTAAGACCAAGAACATTATCCGAATTAGGACACTGTATTCGCAACGTCTTGGACAGCAGGGTGGATCTCTTACGGTCATTAGAGATGAGGGGAAGAGTTCTGCGCGAACAAAGTCAGTTTCTTTCCAGAATCTAACTTGGGACACAGGTGAAACTTGGGACGCCACCAATAGCTGGAATACGGGTGGTGCAAACATTGACAACTTCTTCGTTAACCGAGAGGCGGAAGTAATACAGTGTGAGTGGGAGGGAGATCAGCCCATTAACATTGTCGGTTATCAAGTCGAATTTGAAGTCGTAGAATAAGGAGAAATACCATCGCTACTGTAACAAGGCCATCTAAGAGTTTACCAGATCCGGGTGATCCGCTCGACGCTGAACCCGTACGAGATTATATAAACAACATTTTAAGCTTCCTTGAGGGCACCAATATTGATGAGGCTAACGTCGATTATACGTCAGCCGATGGCATCATGGCTTTGGGGAGAGCGCAAACGTCAGTTGCTTTAAAGACGTGGAAGATTACTACATCGGCAGCTACGAGCGTACAGGACGTTGCTATTTTTGAGTGGGACCCCTCTTCGGGGACTCCCGGCGTTGGACAGGGGATTGGCTTCTCTTTTAAGATGTCCGACGCCAGCAATAACCAAGACGAAGTAGCCTCTTTGGAAGTTGTGCAAAATAACGTGACGCATTCCTCTGAAGCAAGCGAGTTTGTTTTTAACACGATGGTGGGTGCGTCGCTCGTGGAGGTACTCTCGGTAGGCTCACAAGGACTTGTGTGGAATGAATCCGGGGCAAATCTGGACGTAAAGTTTGAAACAAATGATGTGGCGAACTTCCTGACTATCGATGGTGGGACAAATACGATGGCCATCGGGGCCGCAGCTGTCGATGACCAGTTCCTTAAAATCAGTACGCCAACTGCCACCCACACCGCCACGACGAATACTTATGCCCTAAACGTCCAGCCCGGAGGAGCGCAAACTATCCCTGCTGGAACAACGGCTTACGTTGGATCGGTGAATATTGACGAGCCAAACATTACAGCTACGGGCACGGTCACAAATGCATTTACCCTGCGTATCAGCGGGGCACCGACAGAGGGTGGTACCAGTAATTATGCGTTATGGGTAGACGATGGAGCTACGCAGCTCGATGGCGATTTAACGGTGGGTGGAGATCTAACGCTTTCAGCCGGTGCAGATGGTGCGTTACGATTCAGTGTTGCAAGTTCCATTAAAATATTAGACAACACTGCGGCATCTCTGGTTATCGAAGAAGCCGATAACGCCTACATGACGCTTGTTACTACTAATGGTAGTGAGGCAGTAAAATTCGACAAGGCATTAGACATTAATGCGGCGGTGCAGGCCGATAGCACTATTACCGTTGGAGCCAATACAGACGGCCATGATGTAAAGTTTTTTGGTAATCTTACTGGTGCCTATATGGAGTGGGACGAGAGCGAAGATCAACTCCGACTCATGGGCTCATCAGCTGATGCTACTACCAGCACAGGTAAGCTGCTATTGGCCACTGCTTTGACGGATATCAATGCTAACGACGTACTGGGCAAGATAGACTTTCAGGCACCCCATGAAGCAGGTGGAACAGATGCAATTACAATCGCAGCCTCCATACAGGCTGTAGCACAGGGCACTTTTGCTGCCGATCTTAATGCCACTGATTTGATTTTTTCCACAGGGCATTCTGAAGCGGCCACTGAAAAGTTCAGGATTACCTCTCAAGGTGAGCTGGGCGTAGGTGGTGCAAACTACGGAACTGATGGTCAGGTGCTGACTTCTACGGGGGCTGGTACAGCACCGGCATGGGAGGCATTGCCATCATCTGGCCCAACTCTATCTGGATCAACAGATGATACTATAGCCACCGTGACGGGCAGTAATGCCTTGCAGGGTGAAGCCAATCTCAAGTTCAGCAGTGGACAGGTAATGACGGTATCCAGTAGTTCGGCCAGTTTGCCACAAATCTTGGTTGAGAATACAGCCAATGATGCTACTTCAGGGGTATTAAAATTCAATGTGAACAAGGGCGCAGCTGGCTCAGATGCCGATGATCTTGGCAGGATTGAGTTTTGGGGATACGACGATCAAGGCACTCCAGCGACGCAACAATACGCTACAATTTTAGGTGAAATAGCTGATGCATCGTCTGGCTCTGAAACAGGTAAACTGAGCTTTTTCGTTGCGGAGAATGACGGTACCGCTACTACTGCTGGATTAGCACTCACTGGATCAACTGCCACAGACGGTGAGATCGACGTAACCGTAGGCGCTGGAGTCAATTCGGTCACAACGGTTGCTGGAGTAATGACAAAGCCAGCGCAGCCTGCTTTTTCAGCATACAACGCTGGTCATCTCTCAAATGTCACAGGGGATGGTACGGTATATGGCGCTGAAAACGCAGACGGGTCCGGTGATTTAGTTGGTTTCGCCCTTACGTCAACGCGATTTAATATCGGTAGTGGTTATTCAACTTCCTCGCCATACGTATTTACGGCACCTGTTGACGGAAGGTATTTATTAAGTGGCTGTGTACAGACAGCTGGAGTCCTTGCGGCTCATAATGAATTTATAATCTATCTGAAAACCTCAAACTATCAGTTTTACGTAAAAATAAAAGGGGAAGTTATAAGCGGCGAAAATTACGGCTACGGACAGTCTACCGATGTCTTCTCCTTCATAGCAGATATGGAAGCAGGGGATATAGCAGGTCTGAAAATTGATGTTCGGGGAAGCACTAAAGTCGTTGATGTCAATGCTCATACTTTTTTCTCGGGATGCCTTTTAACCTAATAAGGAGGACTTATGCCAAGATCATTAACTGATAGAGAACGCGCTGTTTTGGCCCATGTGGTAGAAAGCCCAGACGAGTGGTGGACTCATGTCTCCTCTTTTGATGGAGCTGCTGGAGGTCTCATCCTCGATGCGGAGAAATGCCTTGCAAACAAAGTGGCAAAGTGGGGATCGGAATATGACACAAAGCTGGCGGCAGGCGGCTATAAAAATAGAGTTGTGCGGCAGGCTGAAGAGGATGCGGCATTATTTAGATGATTAAAAGAGTACTACTAATTACAGGAGGCGTGGCGGGCATATTGGCCCTTGCAA